ATATCTCCAGTTTATAAAAGTATAATACAAGAAGAATTTGACCCCGTTAATGAAGCTGCTCAATATGCCGCACAAGCGTGTGTAGCATCTAAAGTCTTTAAAGAAGCAGACGAAGATGGTAAAGGCGATTTAGACTTCGAAGAACTTAGAAAACTTGTCAAAAACTGTTTCGCGAAAACTTACGGAAGTGATCACGAAGATAACAATAGTATAGATAGTAATGACACTGACTCATTCTCTCACGATGATGTCACTGCGATGACATACTACTTAATGCGCGCAGCAGATCCAAAACTTAACGAACGTATTCTATACAAAACCGAAAAAACATTAGACGAATTAAAAGAATCAGTAATTACATTACACGAATGGCAGGAATTGTGTGTTGCGGGTGTTTTAGAACGTAAGAAAATGCAAAAGATAATAAATCTTAATCCATTTGTTCAAGATATAAAACAAACTATCGATAAACAAAGAAAAGATGAAAAGGTTAAAATACAAGAACGCGTAAAAAGCTTGTTTTATAAAAAACAATAATTTATTAATAAATAAGTACGAATTCACACATTTCGTTTTTATATACAAAGTTCAAATTGTATATAAAAATGTTTATTTAAATTTACTACTCAAGGTTTGCAACATTTGTAGTCATACCTATACCTATCATCAGTCGTATTTTTTACCAATTTAAATCTCGATAAATACTCATTATCGTTACATTTAAGATTGTGAGAAGTTAAATCAGTAGATTTTCTTAATAGGTCAGCCCATTCGGTATTCGCATCACGACAAGTATCCGACGTTTTATCTCCGCAATTATAATAATAATTTGTACCACGACGCCCACACTTTTTGTGACCATACTCAATATGTGTAATAGGCGAACCCTCACAATCAACATCGTGCTCGCGTAAATATCTAGCATCTCCACCATTATCGCCTTTACAGTCAGTCTGTGTCCATTTTTTATATTTAGTACCCGTATCTTTGAGACACGTATATTTAAACTCAATTTTACTATCTTTAACAGGTTCGGTCAATTGCCATTGATTAAAAACACCACCATTTATACATCTCATTTTGTGTCGATCCCAATATATAGTGTTACCCCCTCCCCAATCGTTAGGACCCGTACTTTTTTCTTCAATATTAGATGGCACTACAGATGGAGATTCAGCGATAGCTGGTACCGGTGAATTTGTTGAAGGCGAACCTATAACAAGTTTTTTCTTACCACCATCATCTTTCCAAATTTTATCCAATTGAGCTTCCGGACACGCACGATCAACTTTAGAATACGTAGATTCCCACGTTCCCCAAGCACCAAGATCTTTCTGGCCAACATTTTCAGTATCTGAACATATCCGACCACACCCCGGAACATCTTGATGAACCGCACCTTCATGACCACACCAATCACCTGCTAAATTTATCTGGTGAGGTATAAACTCTGCTGGCGCTGGTTCTGATTCTTCTGGTGCTGGTGTATCTTCGTCGGAATCAATATCAGGGATATCTACGGGTAGATCTGCAGATACTTTATCGAGTATATCCTCAGATTGTTCCAAAGTACCTGGCGTAGGTTCTTGTTTTTTATCTTCTGAACCCGACATGCTCATCATAATTGACGACATACACAAACAACATATACATACACCACCGAGCATCATCATCATTTTTTTCTGTTTAGCAGCATTATTAACAGCCTGATTTATAGAGGCATTCATATTTATACTATATAGATATTTTTTATTTATTATCAATTTAAAAAATATGTAGTTTTTTAAATTGATAAGTTATCGACGCCCAATTCGCGTAGCTGACACCCTCCCAAAAGCGGAATAAGGAATCTCATGTGAATCATGCTCCATCGTATTATGAGAATCGGTATTACTTTGTCTATTTGTAGGCTGTAAAGATATTGGATTATTTGTGTCAAAAAGTAAAGATTCAAGCATACCACGTGGTTGAATAAGAGCTGGTCTAGAAACACGTTCAAAACGTGAAACATTTGCACGCAAAAGCTCCCTTTTCTGTTCAACTAATTCGTGGCGTAAAGCCTCATTATCCTCTAATAAAGAATAATACTCGTTTGTTAAGTTAATTAAATATGTATCTCTAGAAGTATCACCCGTTAAATAAAGTTTTTTTAAATTATCACACATCTCTAAATATACACCTTCTGGTAAATTATCTTTATTCTCATCTAAAAGTGACATGGTTTTACGTATAGGATCACTTGTCAAACTCATTACCTTTATATATTAAAACATTCTATTTTTTAATTAGTTTATTAAACGTACCCGTCCCAAGTCTTAAGAATACAATATATTTTGTAAATTTAATAATACTAAGAAAACCTCTTTTAATACGTTGTCTAGAATTAATTTTTCTTATCTCTTTTAAATTGTCACATATTTCAAGATAATCACCTTCACAAATATTTTCTTGATTTTCATCGACTATAGCTAAAACACGTCTTAGATGTTTATCCATATATCAATACTTCACATTATTATCTTCTTCGGCTATATCTGCCCATGATTTTGAATTTGCAGTATCAGAATTAACATTACTGTTTTCTTCTTCTATACACTCAGATCCCGAATCATTTTCTCCCTCCTCTTCTTCTATAGCACGACGTAAGCGTTCCTCTAGTGTAATTCCATCAACAGACACACCACTAAATTCTTCATCAGGCATTTCAGTATCAAAAACGTCACCATGAGAATTACATAACTCACATGGTTCGTCGGGGGTTTCACCTGGTTTATGATTATGTACCGGTGGTGCAACTTTCTGTTTAACTGGAACCTTCCTTTTTCGACCATCGGGTTTATCTGGTGGAGATTTATCAGTATCATTGGGTAATGAACCATTTTTAGTAGTAGATTTCATTTGTATATTTGCATGTTGCTTACACGTATCACACCCCTCTATACAAAACTTTCTACACTGCTCACCCTTTTTAGTAAGACATTTACACCGAACACGTTCAACCAAATCAGGTTTTGGTTTCTTAACCTTTGGTTTCTTAAGGGACTCTATTTCTTCAACCAAAACTTTATTCATTCCCATTAACGAATCAATCTTTTCATGAAGAGATTGATTTTGTTCAATAGATGCATTTATAACCACATTCACTTTACCACGAAGATATGTATTTTCATTAATAATATTATCCATCTTATCCTCCATTATTTTCATCTTCTGAGTAAATGTAGAAATTAAATCTTCCATACACTGGTTTGTTTGTTTAATGACTCGAGTCACCATATTTTCGTTCATTTGTCTGGACATTTTTACTTAGTATTTACTATTTCTTATTTTTTAAATAATACAAAAGAACTTAGGTTAAGAATAATCAACACATTCTACCGTAAGCGTTTTATTAGGTTTAAGAAGTAACTCTTCTGTATGATCAAATCTTTTAGCTTGAAAATGAGTAAAAAATTTTCCCCCATGATAACGTAAATAAACCTTACCCTCAAAATTATCGTAAGTATATACAAAATATTGATCTTTCTTACCAATTTCATTCTCAATAGGATCGTTCGTTTTTTCTATTCTAAATACACTCGCATCAGATTTTGATTGTTTCCATTTTGTCAAATAAGAATTAATGTGCGGAAACAAAGCACTGGGTTTCATCTTGTCTTGTTTAAAAATTTGAAGATACCCGTTAAGGGTTTTTATATAAAAAAATCCATTATTACTTTTACATAATACAGACTCTTTTTTAACATCTGTTGGTGGAGGAGAAGCAGAATGTTCAGGTTTTGGTGTATATTCTTTCGTAATATCACCCAACGTCGCATTACCACACCAGATTTGTTTATCATCAATTTCTGGGTTTCCAGTCGTGTCGGTAATGTCTCGGGTGCTAGTCCATTTCGCTTCTATACTCGGATTCCAAGAAATTGCAGTTTTCTTTGGAATTGGTCTTAATTCGTTACGAGTACCCGAATATCTATAAGTCATCTGACTGTCACGCCGCATTCGGGAACCTTTTAAGACACCATAAGGGTACCTCAATTGTCGTTTATAAAAAAAATCGTCGCTATTACATTTAACTAAGTCACCTTCTTTTCTATTAATAAAATCAAACATCTTCAAATCCATACCCGTTTTAGCATCAATCGCAACTAAAGTTCCATTGTCGGTTAATAACAATATAGCTCCATGCGGAGACGTCTTTTTTGCAACGAATCGTGTTTTTATATTACTACTATCATCCCCTTTATTAATAACCTTATCGGGATCATTATCCCAAGACCTATGAAATCTAAGTTCCGCTTTATTATATTCATTTAAAACAAAGGAATACGTTTTTATACCGGTCGTATCATTAAGACGCATTCTTATATTTTCTTGTTTAGGGCTTCCGTCCTCGTTATAACCTTTACACATTTTTTCGGGTTTTTCTGACTTATATATAACAGTTCCGGTATGATAATCAAAATGAATCCAATACTCACAATTAGGTGAGGTATGCGTGCCACCAAATCTTAGTGTTTGATGTACATGTGTTTTTACATTAGTATTCGCAATTGGACTTCCACCAATTAACTTAAAGGCTGCCATATCATAATCCGATGCGGTTGCAAAATCAGGGTCTATAAAATACGGATCTTCCGACCCCAACAATTTATCTCCGGTACGAGTCAGTTTAGTATCGTTAGAACCATACATACCCGAAATTAATTTACCACTTCTACTATACAAATATATGTCACGCTTAGTTACTTTTTTCGTACCATCGTACGCCCATCTTACATTTTCCTCCAACTTTTCCTTTATGATAAATTCATTCTCGTCTCCTAAACTTAAATATTTAGCACCATCACTCATATCAGTTTTCAAAAAACTATAATTATCCCCCTCCTTTTTCACTAAATGAAACCATTGACCAGGGATAGTATCGAAAGTATAATATACTTTGGGAAAAACAACGCTAGACGTAAATGAACTAATATATTTTTTCTGTACAGGAGTTTTTAGAAAAACAAACAATCCTTTAGCTCCTTTACAACTCCAATGCCAATCATCTTTCTTCGAATCCCAACATACGTCCGATAGTCTCGTTGTTTTATCATCACTTTTTATTATTTTTCCCGTCATGGGCATTTTAAAAATAGCCTCTTCAACCGATATATCCACCTTCCATGGATATTCTTTATACGCCTTCTTTTTTATCTCATAAAATGTCATATCTTTATCTACCTTAAACGATTTATATCTAACAAGGTAAATACTACCATCGGGGTCTTCCCATGTTTGTGTTTTTTGTTTCCACTTTGTTACACCCCCACCACCTTTACCTTGTTCTGCCATTGAATCATCTTGAAACCGAACTTCCATTTCATCAGGTATCTTAGAACTCGGAGGTGGAGGAGGTGGAGGAGGTGGAGGTGGTGGTGGAGGTGGAGGAGGTGGTGGAGGTGGAGGTGGTGGTGCGCCAGGTGGTGGTGGAGGTGGTGGTATTTCCTTAGGATATAAACGTTCTTTCTCAATATACTGTTTCCAATACGTACCAGCGTAACCGAAATTATTATTAAGACTATTCCATTCATTGTCGGATTTAGGTGTTACATCCTTTACGCATGTATCTGTTTTCCAGGGTTCTGCAAAACAATCAGCATTTTTTGATGCATCGTGTGTATGATATATACGGCAATCGAATGTACGATCGAAATTTTCAGATAACTTAAAACCCGAACAGTTATCTTGTTCGATACAAAGTTTATCACATTCCTGTGGATGTTCTAATTTAGTCACCTTTTTAACTTTATAACCACTTTTATCTTCATCTATATCCAAAAGCTTTGGATTAGACATTTCGGTTATATAATTAAAAAAAAATGGCTTTTCTTCTTCCTCTTCCTCCTCTTCCTCTTCTTCATCTACCACTTCTTCATCTACCACTTCTTCATCTACCACTTCTTCATCTACCACTTCTTTCTCTCCATCTTTCTTTTCCCTCTTTAAGGGAGGTGAAGGTGCAGTTGAAGGTGCAAATTCAACTTGTTCATCTCCCCCCTGTTGTTTATCGACAAAAGTTTTTAAATTTTTAAGTTTGCCCTTCTTTTTTAAAATTAATAACACTGCGGTAATTATAATAAATATGAAAAGAACGAGCACTAATGCTACAATCATATTTATTATAAGAATTTATTTTATTTTTAATCCATTATACGTGACGTGGTCTTTCTGTTGAAGCCGAATACACTTGAGGTTCGTTAAATTTCTTAGACTCACTAATTGGATAAGATGATGCAATTATGTTATGACGTCCATCTGATTTTACTTGAGATCCAAAAGCGGCAGATGTTTCAGGAATATAATCCGAAGTACTACCTCTATGTATTATCATATGGTATTTATATGTACCATCACTTTGCCTCTTATACATATACACAAAACCTTCACGGATATCACCTTTAGTTTCTTCATAAGGTACGTGTTCTAACGAAGACCGACCATCTTTAAAAGTCTCTATTATCGCTGTTTTATCACTATCTCCAGATACTACTTTATATGTTACTCTCCCCCCGGGCGCACCTATCAATAAATATTTATTATCATTGTGAGAAGCCATAGAATACCCAAAAAATTCTTGTGAGGGAAGTGATGAACCCGGACTATACTCATAACTCTTATATTTCCCCTGTAATACCTGCTTTTCATCCCATCCATTATCTGATTTTTTATAAATATATACCTTACCTACTGTATATCCAGAACCAGGTGCGCTAACAATCAAGGTCTTATGTTGGTCAATATACACAATGTCCATACCAAAATAATCGTTTTTCCTACCGTCACTTCGAACTATTTTATGTTTATGCTTAAATTTATTATCTACAAAGTCATAAACATGTACAGCACCCTTTCTCTTATCACTTTCCCAACTACCAATCATTAGTGTGTTCCAACCACCGGCAATAGAAGTTCCAAATCCTAATGGTATTTCATATGACAATGCACCGTCCTTCTTAACAGTGTACGGATCTGGGTTTTTTATTTCGGTTTCGTATTTCCAAGCCACCTCCCAACCATCAGCTACTTTTTGTGGAACCTTTTTAAAAATAATAACACGTTCATCTGCAACTCGTAAAGTTAGTCCATCCATCCAAAAAGATGGTCCCTGTCCGACAGCTAGTCTATTATTAGAAATATACTGTATAGAAATACCAAAATTATTTCTATTTATAAGATCTATAAGGTTTTTATCACAGTCCTTATAATACGGAATTTCTTTTCTATTATCACCTAAATCCTTTGTTTTACCCTTAATTACATATTGACAATCATTATCAATAATTGGTTCAAGTGGGTATTTGTATGTAAATGCATCGGCCCTTTTACCTTCGACGGCGGCGGCCAAAACGCTAGTATCTAGCTCGTAAATAAGAACGTAATTTTTATTCTTACTATCCGAACATGTAACAGCAATCTCGTTATTAAAGCTAGCTACACAACTACCAAAATTATGTAACCCGGTTACCTTATTACCACTCACCGTTATCTCTCGTGGTGGATTAAGAGTTTGTACTAACCTCTTATTAGAAGTATATTTTTTACTTTCTTCCAGATTAATAGTCTTATAAACATGGACACAATTTGCTGCACGATCACCCACTACCATACCACCCAAAAAACTGGCTATAGAATCACCGAACCCTGGTGGTATATTTCTAACCTCATTACCCTTGCGATCGCTAACAGTCTCAGATTGCATTTTTGTAGGTGAGTTTGGCATACTTGCATACCCAAACATGGATGCAGTGTTCGGTTTTGTCGATTTAAACACGGGTATTACCTCTGTTAAACGATTCATGCCATCTACGGGTATTATAATATTATCATTACCCTCCTCTACACCCAACGCCTTTAATTTATCTTTTTTCAATTTCTCCGAATCGTGTGTCTTACATGGCTTAATAGCACTTTGATCGTTGTTTTTCTTATAATGCCAAGCTGGATTAATTGAATTTTTATTAAGATATCCCCATTGATAATAATGAAAACCCAATAAATATGATATGGTTGAAAACGTGTACCCCCCGTATTTATTTTTGCCGTCATCTCCTTTATATTCATAGTTATCACATTCAGAACCAGGTTTTAAATTTTTACAGGACTCGTTAATACCATATACAGCATTATTAAAACCTTTTTGCATTGCGGCAGCATTCGTGGGTACATCCGAACCATAATAAATAGGAAGTTTCTGTGGTATAGGTCTTACTTCAGTTTTAGTAGTACCATATTTTTCATGTTCATATGTTCCCGTTGTTTTTTGAACTCCTTCCTCGTATTCTTGTTTTCTATATTTATCAGGAATTTTTCTGAACCATTGTTCTTGAGTGAATTGGGGCTTACAGGACCTAGTATCAACAACCTCTTTTCCTCCCACACTCGAACTCGAGTCTTCCCATACACACATCTCCTTATCCCCTTTATCCTTACTTGGATCAGGGCGTTCTTTAGTCTCACCCGGAAAAATACATTTTACTACCCCCTTTTCCGCCGTATCTTGACGAATAACACTCAAACCGTGTAATTCCTTATAAAGATCGTTATTACGAGGCTGCTTATATGTTACTTGATTAGTATTAGAAGTGTGGGAGGGTGGTTCCTGACCATTTCTCAATACCTTACCATCTGCATACAAATAACCATCTTTAAGTTGGAATATAGATGCATCATTTACCCAACATTTATCCGGCGAATCAATAAGATCAAAATGTACGCGAGTATCTGCATCATATTTCGTAGGACGGGTAACTCTCCCCCACCTTTTAGTATATCTATTCTTCAACCAAAACCGAGGTCCCAAATCTTGATCCTTATCATCACCTTCTGGTTTTACCATTTGAATATAAAAATAACTCGCACAAGCTGGTATAGATTTTGCATTGGTTTTAAAACTATCGTCAAAAAATAACCTATAATCTTGTGTGACTCTAAGTCTATTTTTGTAATTACCAATAATATACCAGTGACCACCTTTTAACATATAATGTGAATCGGGATAAATAGGAGGTGGAGGTGGAGGTGGTGCAGGGGGTGTATAATCATCGAAAGTATCGGCCATTTTAGAGTGATAATCCGGTTCAGTTTCTAACTTTTTAACCGTATTAGGATCGCGTGTAAAAATAGGGAGAATTTTATCAGTTACCCATTTTACAGTAATATTTTTAGAATTATCTATGCGACAATCTTTACCCTCCCCTTTCTTAGCCACTGAATGTTGATATTTCCAATCTTGGTAACTATACCTATCATCCCTCTTCCTATCCCCCGTTTTTTTCCATGCACCTTTACAATCCACAAGCTCCGCTTCTTCCTTTTTAATTTCAGTACTCGGAAACTTGTGACCGTGTCTTATATTAACGTTGTTAATATGTTCTGAAGTAATCCTAAATTTTGTATTATACGTATTATTTACGTATTTAACTTCATCGTAATAAACTTTCACCATAATATCTTTATCAACATATTCAGCAAATTCAGATATATGTGGTACAGTTATAGTTACAATTTTACCCTTTTTTAAATTCTTTGGTTCATTATTTTCTATCTCGTATATTTTTTTATTTTTATCATCCTTAAAAATAATAATCCATTTTTTAATATTTTCAACACCTTCTTCATTCTTCCATCTTATAGTAAAAAGTGGTCTACGATCTTGTCTCCACGTTTTACAATCTTTACATTTTTCTTTAGAACTAACGTGATAAAACCAATTCTTAACCTTCCAATTAACTTCATAAGATTCACTCTGAAAACTACGACGTATCCCAAGTATCAATAATATGATAAATAGAATGATAAGAACAAGTACCATTTTATATATCACGAGATAATATTTTTAAAAATAATCTTATTATATAATATAAAATATGCGGCCTGTTACTACAGTCATTCTCGAAGCACTTTTCATCGGCATTTTATTACACGTTTTAGTGATGGGTATTAAAAAATTTATATACAAAGGTGCGTGGGTACTCATTATATCAGGTGCGTTAATACATTTATTGTTTGAATATTCACCTTTCGGTAATATTAATGAAAAATGGTGTAAAATTATATTTGATTAAAAACTTCTATATTTCAATATTCATTGCAGTAAAAAGTTCATCTCTATCTCTTCGGAGTATATCCAATTCATCGTCTAAATCGTTTATTCTACATTCAATCTCATAGTTATAATCCTCGAGGTAGGATCTGTAAAAATTTCTTACATCTCCTACATCGTGTCCCTTATCCAAAAGAGCACCGACAGTATATCTCGATAATCGAAAACCGAGTTCTCCAGCGCGACTTCTCACAGCGTCTTTACGAACAACCGCCGTAATTCTTTGACGTGGTTTTAATTTAGCTCTTTCTTTCAGTTTCGTTGTTATTTCTTCATTCAATTTATCCAATTCTTCATGCATATATGCATCGAACGCATCGTGTCTTTCTTGTTCTACTTGTGACAATTCATTAATAAACGGACCACGTTCATCATACATAGTCTCGTTAGGTATCGCAAGACGTGGTAATACTCTTCTAACAACATCGTTCTCGTGTAATCGTATTGAGTTAATATAATTTAATAACTCTTCTCTTTCAGCTGGATCGGTTGTAATAACATTGTCATCATCTGCATCTGCATCTGCATCTGCATTAGCTAAATCTTCTTCTTCATAATACCTATTCCTGTTATTTCTTCTATCTACAGTTGAAAAGGGTGGTGTAACCGGAGAAATCACAGGTACCATATTAAAATCTTCATCATCAGATGATGAATAATCAGCAATGTTTGCTGGACAATATTTTAAAACCTTATGAACTTCCTTAATTGAATTGCACATTTCAAGATAATCACCTTCGGGGATAATCTTGGAATTGAGGTCAATTTTAGACATTAAACTGGTAAGTGCTTCCATTTTTAGTAACTTATTTTTTTTATTAATATAAACTAACTTAGGTTTATTTTATTTACATAAAATCAATCATTAATACCTGCAACACCAACTTGAACTGCATAAAACGCATTCATTAAACTTTGAGTTGCTGTAATAAAATGACAAATATTAGTAACTTCATTTTCAATTTCATCTAATTGTTTTATATATCTCTCTCTTTCACGTCGTCTATGTTCATTAGTTAATTGTAAATACTCTTCAAAGAAATTATCGAGTGGTTCATGTCCCAACGCATATAATTCTTCCAAAGTATTGCACAAAGGTAAATCCATGGCACTACAATATGCATCGAGCGCTTCTTGTTTTACACGTAAAGTAATTCTAATTCGAGGTTTAGTAGAATGCAAATCTTTTTTTAATTCTTTACGTCTTCTAACTAAAACCATACACCTTTGGAAAATCGTATCCATTGGATTAATACGTAAGGTATTAGGAAGCGTACGGATGCGACGGGGGTGTTGGTCTCTAAAAATATCACGAAGTTTATTACACATGTCTAAATAATCACCCTCTGGTATCTCTTCCGAATGATCATCTATAAGTGCCATTATTTTTTGAAGTGTAGCATCACTATTAGACATTACTAATTATTAAATGTTTTTATTTTTTAACTCCTTTAGAGAGTAAAAGTAAAGCTTCTACAGCTTCACCGATCTCCTTATGTTTTAAACAGAATCCGTTCTTACCAGCTCTGCAATAACAGTTCTCGTAGGGACAGTTTGGACGCATTTTATTTTTTTTATTTTTTTTATTTTTTATTCACTTAGGCCTCTGAATCACTCATTAAAATCTCACCTTCTTCGAGTTCGTCGTCAGTTTCTTCTTCATCAACAAAAGAACCCTCGTCATCACTTAATTCGGTATCGTTGTACATTTCGTCGATGTTTTCTGGTAACATGCGATGAAGTTTATCCCATTTAACTTTATTTTTCAATTCATAATCATCAATTAAATCTTCGAGTGAAATTTTATCACACACTCCCCAATCATCTTCAATAATTGTTCTCCAATATTCACAATTCTTAGAATTTATCTTATACGGAAAAAGTTCAACAGAAAAATGTTTATTTCCTCTATACCCACTTTCAGACAGTTCATCGTGTGCATGATCCATGTAAATATCATACATGTATTCCAAAATACCTAACTTGGTTCCATATGTAATAGATTTAGGTTCGTGATAAAAAGTAATAAAGTGTGCTTGACCATAACTTGTTTCTAATTTATTTTTATGAATACCAATATAAGATATAAAATTTTTATTATCCCTAGACATAAGGTGTGATGGATATCCGAACTCGGTGCGCAATCCATAAACCTCGGACGAAAAACCACAAAGACTCGAACACAATCCATTTAAGTGTTCAAGTTTAACGAGGGAAGTACAGTTTTTTAATAATTCACGTGTAAGGTACGGCATTGTATTTTGTATGTATATAACAACTTATAAATGTATTTGTTTAAGTAAGATTATTCTTCTTCTAATGGTTTAGAAGGAATAATATTAGTCAGTTCTACCCAATTCACAACGTCTGGGATTTTTTTCTTTAAAATGAAATTTTCACCGTCTTGAATATTAGTAAAATATTTACTTAAACATTCCTTCCAAAATTCTTTAGATTTAGGATGAATGACACGCGGAATCAATAACATATCTTTCTTATCTTTAGATAAGTGTTTAGTAAGCCTTTCAAGAAAGGGTTTCATAATACCTCCACATCCTTTATTTTCATGAACAAATTCAACAAACCGAAGATTTTCCTTTCCTTCTGGTTTGCTTAAACCAATAAAACCAAGGTATTCAAAATCCATAGGATTACATTCACTCGGAAAATTACCATCAGGTTTAAGCCCCCATAGGTCCATATCAAGCTGACCATTACTCACAACAGTAGAAATGAGATCATTCATCTCTTCAACTTGTTCAAGGCTTGTACTTTTTTTCAATAATTCGTAAAAAACAGACATTGTTGGATATTTAGTTTTGATTTTTATATTTCATCTAGACGACTTAGGTCTTCGTTATTCATCAAAATTTCTTCAGCTAAAATCTGATAAAAAGCCATTTTATATACTAAAAACCCCAAAAGTGTTGCTCCCATATTAAAATCAAAAGGTAAATCGTGTGAATTCCACATAGACTCAAATAATGCAAGACACGTTGGTACCAATAACCTTTTATTCAAACCAAACGATTTTTCTATATTATCGACATACGATGAAAGTGAATCTACGTAAACATAAGAAGCGATAATACCTAAACTTGCAGATACACCGTCTACGGGTGTATGAAAAATAAAATGATATGTAGAAACTGCAGCACCGTATCGTAAAGTTGATTTTTTTATTTTAGTTTTTATATCTTCATACTCTTTTATACCCTCCTTCCTTTTTGTGGGACACGAAATTCTGAGTGTTTTACTACCAGGGTTTATTATACTTAACATTTATTATATTACATTAAACTCTATTCATTAAGTATCTATTATATTATATCGAGATTGATATTTTCGTCATTGAAATATTTTTTTTTAAATTCTCTTTCTTTTTCAAGAAACTCTTCCGATCTTCCGATCGATTCGTTTATACGAATCTGTATATCGTTTAATTTTTTATCGTATAAAAACGGATCCTTATTTTTTGATAAATGTCTCCATTTATTACCAAAAATAGTTGTATATTTCAAATTACGTCTTTCGTATTCTAATTCGTTTAACATTGTTCTGTATAAAACCAATGAATACGAATCGTACTCTTCTCGGTTAAAATCTTTATGAGAAAACTCTTCATAAGCCAGTGTTTTCATACGATTATACAATTGGTTCTCCCCATTTATCCCTCCATTTCCTAACCAACGTTTGGAGTCTTTCTTCTGTGAATCGTGTATTTTTCCCCCTTTTTCGTGGGGCTCCTGGACACATGAGATTTTCATAGTCGTATTTTTGGGATTTTTCCCATATAAGCCTTTGAACGTCTTCACAGAGTTCATTTGTCGCTTGACAGAAAGCGAGTTTGTAGTCGTAAGTGTGTAAGTGCATGTAGTCCATATCATTTATATGTTAAAGTTATTAATTCTTTATTTATATTTTTTAACTTAGGTTAGTATCTTGCAAACATTGGATCAAAAACTTCCACTTCCAACATAACTTTTTTTCCCTGTTCATCTAAAGCTGATATAGTTTTATACGATTTAGATATGTATAAATTAGGGGTAAGAGATTCATAAGAAGACTTAGAATTTGATTCCTTAAACTCTTTACTAGAATTACAACTATTACTACTAGATGGTTTAATTAATCGACACACACTAGAATAGAATGTATACATTTTAACTGCTTATATTTACATTTATTTTTTTATATAGTAAATACAAGATGGTTTCACTCCAGGAATTACCTAAAAAAATACAGTACATAACAGTTGACTCTAATTTTATTACGGGTACAAATAATAAATTCACATTAGACCTTAACCTCACTTCAAATACTCATGTTGCAGATATGAGTAAAGTGTGTGGTTTAAAATTAGTCGATTTCTATGTTACACAAGTTGGTACAACCAGTAGTGGAACTGGTAGTGGTGCTAAATACATCGATATAATATGCGAAGATGTACCAAAACCTGCACAAATGCTTGACGAACGTAAAGGACAGGTATTTGCACGCGTAGCACTTGAACGCCAATTTGACGGTCCAAATAATTATAAACAACACGATAAACAGTGGCGTGGTTTCAATAGAAAAACTAATCTGTTTAATCCCATATCCATACAAAAACTTAATTTCGAAATATACGAATTAAGAGCAGATAACACATACGCATCGTTACAATCAGATGCAGAATGGTTTATGACACTGGAAGTTACTTCGGTTGATGTTAAAGAAAAACCTATAAACAGGGAAGTTCAGATATTAGAAGCCTTACACAAACTTATCGGGAAGATAGATGAACTCAACATAAATGTTGAAAAACTTCCGGATAAACATGATATCGAAAAAATGGAAAAGGAAAAAAAGAAGAAATACCCTTTATATTATCTTATTATCTTTATAGCTCTTGTGGGAGGTGGATTCTATTTTATAAGTAATAAAACTAGACCACCTGTACCACCCCCCATGTCACATATGCCTATGTAAATTTACTTTTTAGCAGCAGGTTTTCGTGCTCTAGTAACTTTCTTAGCAGCTGGGGCTGGGGCTGGGGCTGGAGTTGGTGCTGGAGTTGGTGCTGGAGTTGGTGCTGGAGTTGGAGTTGGAGCTGGAGCTGGAGTTTTTGGTGCAGAACGGGCTGGGGCTAGTATAACAGGTTTTGGTGGATCAATATGATCGGCAATCTGTTTAATAATATTATAAAGCTCCTCGGTACGAACTTTTGATCTAGCTTGTTCATTCATAATTTGTTCTCTGACAGAGTCCATTGCGTAATATATATAAAAGAAAGATTATCTTTATACTAAATGTTATTCATCGGTCCAACTCTCCTGAGTGGAATTGGTCAGCACTGTATAAAATATATGAATCTTTTCCCAAGCGTAGGATACACCAAATATATACAAATACACGAAGATATACCAGAAAGTGATAGTGCATTTATATTTGCACTCCCAATACCATATTGGCTTGATAAAATACCAGAAATCAAACGTAAAATTAAAAATGTAACGTGTATGACAGTTTGTGAAACCGAAACCGTACATGAAGATTATGGAAAACTATTTGAACTATTTGATAAAATTGCCGTTCCGAGTGAATATTGTAAAAAAATTTTTAAAAGACAATTTCCAAATACACATTTCTACGTTATACATGCACACATACCAGATAAACGACCTTATACATTTTACCATATAGGAAACGTATACGATCCAAGAAAAAACTTTAATAAAATTCTAGAAGCATTTTTAAGGTTAAACAAACCAGATGCTAAACTTATAGTTAAGGCAACATGTAATCAACCTGTCAAAATAAATATACCAAACGTAACCGTAATAAACGAACTCGTTTCTGATGAAATTATGGAAGAAATACATACAAAATCAGATTGTTACGTAAGCTTTTCTTCGTCCGAAGGTGTGGGTATGGGTGCAGTAGAAGCTGCAATTAGAAACAAAGCCGTTATTATAACAGACTACGGAGGTGCATCTGAGTACATAGAAACACCCTATACAATTAAGTGTGAGCTTCAGGAATTGCCTAGAGATGATTTTCTTTACAAAGCAGGTATGCAATGGGGAAAACCAAATATGGAACAACTCATGGAGTTCATGGAAGATGCCTATAATAAAAAAATACGATACATGGATCATTCAAAAACTCAAATGCTAACGTCTAAAGAAAACGTTTTACAAGAATTCGTCGTTAATGTAATTGGTAAGAATAACAATCAAACCAGTGAGAATAGTTCCTGATGTAAGCGAACCTTTCTGAGCTATGAGCATTGCAACGATATCATCAATAAATTTTATATTGGTTGGTTTTTTAAGAATTTCTGGAAGAATTTGTGAAATTGCGAGATAAAGCGCCATCGCTATTATAACAGGTCTAAGAGTTTCCTGGTCTAACATTTAATATAATACTACATTTATTTTTTCATTGCATGTTTTCTACAAAAATTCCCACACGACGCCTTAAAAGTACACCTTTTCCCATTCGAGGTCGTAGCCTGACATATATTCGAAACGTATTTTTTTTCGTGGTTTTTTTCTGGTATATTTTCAAGAACCCGAATTTTTCGATTTTCACGTCTATCATCGTACTCTTTGCGAGATTGTCTAAGTTTATGAATACTTCTCGCAAACCGTTCGCATTTTTCCTCTTGGTTTTTATACAAACCCTTAGCTATTTCCAAATCTTTTTGGTCATACAACATTATCAAGTCTTCTTTGAAATTGTGATCTAATAATATTATTATGATCAGCGACTAAGGTTATAATTGTACATGTATTTATAAAAGAATATACAAAATAATACCCTAAATATTCAATAAACTTTAAATACATAGCTATACCAAATCTTAAAATAAGATATATCGTGTGAATCGATAAAAACTTAACATCGTTTTTAAACACGTAATAATGAGAAACTATAGACATTATCATATCTACTGTATTTACATACCCAAAAGGAAATAATAAAAAGTAAGAAAATGTCAAGGAGAACATTAAAGTTGATAATAATTTATAGACTGAACGTATTTCAACTGTTATCGCGTGTCTATTTTCAATTTCTGATGTTTCGGTTTGGTTTTGAGTCTCTGGTTCTGGTAAAGGTGATGGTTTTTCAACGCTATTATTTATACCCAATACAGATACACCGTCTGGATTTATTACATGGTTATAATATGCAAGGGACATAAAAAAATAACTACTATATCTTTTATGTACATTTATTGTAAAGGTCTATGTCACGTTTGTCAAAATCCTTTAGACCTATTCGTAAAATGTCGTAACTATGAAACAAAAGAACTTATAAGAAAATATAGAAAAATCAGACCTATATGGTTACATAATAACTATAAATATTACAAATTTTTCGGTCTAAAAGTAAAAAATGTTTGCAATTATTGTTTTAAAAACTTTAAAAAACCATCCATAAGTGAATTAAAAGGACGTGAAATAGGAAAAGGGAATCAATACATGTCACGTTCATTAACAAAAGAAGATATAATACTCTGGTACATAGGATTACAAAGTTACGTATCAAAACATTTTCATAATCGAGAAATACTCGTATATAATGATATTTAAAAAATTGTTTATATTAAGTAGTATGTGCGACGCCACAGGTCCAGATACAGGAGCTATCATCTCTTTAAATGCAATAGGTAAGCAGGATAAATATCTGTTAAACCCCGACCCTGAACACTCGTTATTCAAATATGAACCAAAAAAACACGCTGGTTTTAGAAAATTTCATAAAAGTACAAATATAACAAAACCAGGTGACGCAAACGTAAATTGGCCATTTGGTGAAACGATTAAAGTAACATTCAATCCAAGAAGTATGGGCGATCTCTTATCTAATATGTACATATCAATAAATTTACCACCTTTACCAGCGGGAACAGATTACTACGCCGATCAAATAGGTAGGCATCTCATTAAATCAGTTACCATGCGTGTAGATGAAATGATAGTCGAAAAGTTTCATGCAGATTGGGGGATAATATACGACGAACTTTACCTCGACGAATCCGAAAAGAGAACGAAAAGATACACTGTAAACAGGAATTTAGCAGAAGACACGTCTTTTATATCTAATAATCACACCTTTCTCGATCAAAAAAACTCAAAAGTATTTATACCCATACCACTTTTCTTTTCGAGAAAATATGAAAGTGACGAATATGAAACGAATAAACCTAACCGACCATATTTCCCAACGTGTGCTATTCATAAACAAAAAATGATTTTTGAAATTGAATTTTTCCCTAAAACATTTTTTACAAACACATCGGGAAATTATTCCCTCAATAGTTTTGATATCGTGACCGAAGAAATAACCATTGAAAATCCCGAACGTACGTACCTTAAAAATACTAAATACACGTTCATAACGGATATAGTAAAAAAACACCCTACGTTAGAAATAAAAAGTGGAGAACAAGTCGCCAAAATGGAACTTGTCCCTAAAACCCCGGTTAAAACTATAAACTGGTTTTTTAGACAGACCGCTTTTGAAGACGAAAATACGACCGGGGGTGGAAATACAATAAAAGAAAATGCATTTGCAAATAGATATAACTTTTCAACAGGTACTTCCTATTCAATCGTAAATGAATTCTATTATGCACCTATGATATCGGCTAAAATATTCGTAAACGGTGAAGATATACCAAATATGCAAGATAGCGATCACAAATATTATAAATACATTGTACCCTTTTCGAGTCGTTTATCTAGACCTTTCAGGAATATATACACGTACGCTTTCTCGATGAATCCGATTAATGTGGAATCATCGGGAAGTCTGGATTTTAGTCAATTACAATCAAATAGAACAACCTTAGACGTTAAAATGACACAAGGTCTTACGAGTGATTATACATTACACTTATATTACGTAGGATACCAAACATTTACGTTCGAAAATGGAACTATGTCTCTCGCTTATTAAACAATTTGGATTTATTTTCTTTTATATACTCGATTATATTATTTTTTATACACCATCTGATAAAATTTAACTGTGCAACAGTCGTATGAATTTCATCAGATGTACCCGGCATTACATAACTAATCTTTGAAGAACGACAAAACGGATCGAACAACTTTTTACTATACCCATCTAAACTCGATTTATATGCACAGTGTACGCTAAATAATTTTCCATCACCCGTTTTATATGATAAATTGTTTTTCTTAGAATAATTTGTTATAAACCACTCAAGATTACGTAATGATATACCACCCGATTTGTTAAGTATTTGTTTAAGAATTATTCTATTTTCGTCTATTTCATAAAAAGAATCAATAGAATTTAAAAGAATATTTGATTTATTCATTTAAAAACTAATACACTCATTTTTTTAAGCTAGTATTATTTACTTCGAATACACTCATGTATTGTCATATCATCAAATTCTACACTATCCGTTCGGGGTGGTGGTGGTAACATCCGAATAGATTTTATAGGTAATTTAGAATTTTTATGATTATTACATTTCTTACCCGAACACTGACGATTCATACACAATTGTCCATTTTTTGTCGTGACATGACAATAATCACCGTGTATATATTCAAAAAAATCAGCTACTCTATCCGGACTTTTATGCGTACAGTTTGAAAGAATAGGTGTAACCTGTAATCTAAGAATTCTATCACGCATTTTTTCTATTTTTAGTCGTGAATTTAAGGTATCTGTTAATATATCGTACATGTCAGGTTTTTTTACATTTAAATAATCACGTAAAGGTATAAACATATTCAAATTTTTTAGACGCTTTTCTTTCTCACACATATCAGGTAAAATTCTATTCGTCAATTCTACACTACAAGCATATCTACCACACTCTAGATATATCTTTTCCATACATGAATATTGTACTATTTTTTTAAGTCTTAAAAAAATCACTAATTTTTCTTTGATTTGGATCATCTACAATTTTCTTACGTCTATTTGGTTTTGCACGTGTTATAAGCTCACCAAATATTTCCTCTTTAGGATCATCAAATAAAGGTTCAATAAGATCACACACAGGGTTTAAAAATTTATTCAAAAAATAGTACGGATAATCCACGGGTAAATTATGTTCTTCCGCATACTTAGGATCTTCCGCCTTTTCATAAGCTTTTGCTCGAGGATCGTGCGTTTTTAAAAGAATATAAGGTACCCTATCACCGGATTGTGGTTCTGAACCCGGTTGTCTTTCACGCATTTTATTACGAACCTGAACATGTGATAAGTTATCAGATTTATACGAATCACCCAATTGTTGTGAAAGTATTAACTTTTCGTGAGGAACCTCACCCTCAAGTAATTCTATAGCGCGTTGTAAAGCTAAAGCTTTTGGAGGACCAGTATCACTACTTTCCAAAACAACATCAAGTAATTCTTTACACACTTCTCTCATATGTGGTGTATTATCTCTCCGAACAAGTTGTAACCCCTTAACATCTATATAATCCATATTCATACCCCCGTCCTTACCTTGTGTCCAAAGTTTCGCCGCATACCTTTTCTTTGAATACAAAAAATACGGACAATACACTTTCTCAAGTTCTAAATTGTTTGGTTTCTTAAAAAGGTGCGTACATGCATCCGCAGCACGCTCACCAAGTTCCCAACTATATTTAATAGCTTCCTCACCTTTACGTTCGCCAACATCGAACTCGACCATAACAGAATCTGTATCACCGTACCTTACCTTTGCCCCAGGAAAATTCTCCTCGACATATTTCTTAGTATCATCAATCATCATTCTTCCTTTACGCGTTACAGATGATGCAATTGGTACGCACGGTAACATACCTTTAGACGCACCAGTAAAACCATAAACAGAATTCATAGAAACTTTATATGCCAATTGCTTACCATTATACATTTGTTTTAAAGATCCCGTCGAGTTTGCCATGTCTTTCTTCGCCTGTTTTCTAAACTGTTTCAATTCCATAAGGATACTCGGTAAAAGACTCGGTACATTCTGAACGAACTTAAACTGTCCAAACGTCTCGATCTCTAAACCCGGGTACCTATCTGTATTTTCATATTTCGGATCCATTATAAGTGTCGAATAACACAAATTATGTGCCATCATAATCGATGGATAAAGGGCCTCAAAATCAAGTGCCGTAATTGGTGTATAATATGCACCCTTTTGTGCTTCTAAAACAGTTGCACCTTCATACCCTTCGACCATACCTTCTCCCCAAGCAAGTGCAGGGACAAGGTACCCCATTTCACGCGCTTTCTTAGTAAGCTGACTAAACACTTTAATCTGTTGCCCTCTCTCAACGAGATACGTAAGAGGTACCCATGTCGCCTTCGCCATTTCCAAAAGGTTAATAAGCGTACACAACTTTGATAAAAGTCTATGTGGTAACAAAGTATCCTTAATACAATACTCAGCGACCTCACGAAGTTTAACGGGATCTTCTTCAATAAAACGTGCAAACATTTCCTTCGCAGGCATGTCTATTTTTTGGTCTCCAAGATACAGTTTAGAAACATTATCAAGTTTATAGGAATCAAGTTTATACCCTTTCTTAACCTCATGAAACAAATCAAATAGAAAACGACCAGGTATAGGAAGTAATTTTAGATCGTTATCACCAAGCGCACTCGAAGATAACTTTTTATAAACCATGTGACACCGATGATTTTTTATTTTACTCAGGTCAAAAAAAGATAAACCACACGCATTCATTCGAGCGCGTTTCATAATATACTCCATATCAAAACCAAATATATTCCAACCCGTTATGATATCTATATCCATATCCCTCATGTATTTACTAAACGCATTAAGCATATCCTTTTCCGTATCGTAGCTTAAAATAGAACACCCGTCTAAATCCGGATCCGTTTCCTTATAACAAAAACACGTTTTATCGTAAGGAACATCACTTCCAAAAGTACAAAGGGAAACAGCAATTTGAAAACATGCATCTCCTTTAATATCAGCATCAGGAAACTTACCAGTAGAACTATTACACTCAATATCAATAGATGCAACTACAAAAGGCGCAGTTTCAGGTTTATCAACAGGTTTCAATTGTTTCCAATCAGAACATACCAAATCAATATCAACGTTAGCAATATCATTATCAGCACACAAATCACCCGTATCCATCCAACCAGTAGATTGAATACCAGTTCTATGCATAAGTCTCAGGACAGGGTCTAAATTAGACTCAAAAACCTTCAATTTACTTGGTTCATCAGGTAATCTGTGTCTTAATTTATTTGCGATTCTCCTACGATCAGCGAGTGTTTGACAATCTATTTTCATGTAATAGAATTCCTCGTTATTCTGAAACCCCCACACGTCCTTATATTTTACAAGATTATATGAAAGTACAAGATCAGGACATGCATCACACATTTTATTAAACCATATAACAGCTTTATTTTTTACATTATCGCGAGGTAACTTAACAAAAAAGTACGGTTGAAATTCTGTTGTTACACAAACAGAACGACCATCTTGTGTCTTACCAAAAATGTGTATCAAGTGACATTCATCGTCATCTTCAGTTTCCCAAGTAAGAGCTTGGAAAACGACCATTTTTCTTATTACGTTATCGCTCGATTTTTTTAATATACTATATTAGTAAAATATGTCAGCTGCTTTGATTGACCTCGTATCGGTCGGTGCCCAAGATGTGTACATCACAGGCGACCCACAAGTCTCGTTCTTCAGACAAAACTATAAACGTCACACTAACTTCGCAATTAAACCAGAACGCCTCGATTATATCGGCGATTTTGGTACCGGTGCCGAAGTAAAAATACCAATAAAATCCAAGGGCGATCTTTTAAGCTACCTTTGGATTGAAGGTGCAAATGTTAACAATGCTAATTCACCAACCAGTATATTTAATGCCGATGAAGCTGCATTTACACAGCCAACGGAATTTTCACTCTGGATAGGCGGTCAGGAAGTTTGTAAAATGGACACGGGTTTTATTAACACTGTCCATACCCATATGTATAACGAATCCCAAGCGAAAGCATCTGCATGGTCGGGTTGCGATGATGGTGGTAATAACCACTCGGTAAATACCTACGTCATTCCATTCTTCTTCAGTGAAGACTGGACAAAATCTCTCCCACTCGTCGGTCTTCAATACCATGAAGTTGAAGTCAGAGTTAAGTGCAGAAATGGTACATTCAGTCCAGGACCCGGTGTATTTAAAGTATACGGTTCATACATATTCCTCGATACAGCCGAACGCGAATTCTTCGCAAATAAAGAACACGAACTCCTCATTACACAAACACAATACCAACCAATGGAGGAAACGGATACATCCATCGATCTTACGTACTTTAATCACCCAGTTAAGTCCGTTCACATTGCCAAAACTGGTACAGGTGCGACTTATTTATTCAATGAAGCGTCTCTGTATATAAACGGTACGCCACTCTTCGAAAACATGTCCCATGACTACCACCGTTACGTTGTTCCAGACAGACATTGCTCTGTTCTTGCAGAAGGTGGTGATGAATTACCAATTGCATCATGGCCATTCTGTCTTACCATGAATAAATCCCAACCAACAGGTACCTTAAACTTTTCGCGTATCGATAGTGCGAAAATATCTATAAATACCCCATCTACACCAGGGTCTGGAACAGGTAAAACTCACTTTACACGTTGTTATGCGGTCAACTATAACATTCTCAGGATTAAGAATGGTATGGGTGGTGTCGCATTTGGCAACTAAACTAATTAATTCGTACCCGAAGATCCAAAACCTCTATTCGCACGCATAGTCTTTTTCAACTCAGTCACTTCATCAATTAATGGCGTTAAACATTTTTCTAAAATTAATTGCGCAATTCTATCCCCCTTTTTAATTTCGAAAGAAACAGATCCGAGATTAAATAGGCAGACTTTCAATTCACCAGTATAATCTGGATCAATAACACCCGCACCGACGTGTATTCCGTACTTTATAGACAAACCCGATCTAGGTGCAATACGTCCATAACACCCCAAAGGAATCGTCGCACATATACCCGTACTTATAATCTCTCGTGTGTGTGGTTCGATAACCACATCACTTAAACTATATAAATCGTAACCTACCGATCCAGGTGATGCACGTGTAGGAACTATCGCATCGAGTGTTAATCTTTTAATTATAAGTGGTTCGGACATTTATTAAATATAATATTCACATCTTTAAATAACAATATTAAAAATAAAGAACGTGTTATAAATAAAGATGAGTTTAAAAATTATCATGGGAAATATGTTTTCGGGTAAAACATCCGAACTTGTTCGACGTTTAAAAAGGTACGAAGTCATAGGAAAAAATATTCTCGTCATAAACTCGAGCAAAGATACTCGGTGTATGGAACACGTTTTACGTACGCACGATAACATGAAATTTGAGTGTATAAAAACAAATAATTTAAAAGAACTTAATTACGAAAAAGTAGATATAATAGCTATAGACGAAGCTCAATTTTTTATAGGTCTAAAAACGTTTGTCGAAAAAGCACTCAAGCGTGGTAAAACCATTATATTAACAGGTTTAGACGGTAATTATAAACAGGAAAAAATAGGAGAAATATTAGAGTGCATACCTCTTGCCGATAAAGTATTCAAGTTATCGGCAATGTGTATGGAGTGCATGGATGGTACCCACGGCCCATTCACGAAACGTATAGTTAATAATAATGAAGTTGAACTTATAGGCGGTAAAGAAATGTACAGGGCCGTATGTCGAAAACATTTATAATTTTCTTTTTTTCTTAAACTATAATAAATGATACACAAGGACGATCCAAAATTGACAGATACACAAATAAGTCTCTTTGCCTTACCAGCGCTCATACTAATCACGGTCGCTTTATTGATACTTTTAAACAAAAATGTTAGACGTAGTCCAGGTGCATACATATCACTCACTCTCGCAACACTCCACTTTTATCACCACTACACACTCGTCAGGTTACAAAATAAACATTAAGAATATAAAGTAATAAATCATATAGTATATAAAACATGTTTATGATTGAAGAACCATATGGAATATCACAATTTCAAGCGTGGTTAATATCACTCACACTCGGAATTGTTCTATACAAACGCAAAAAACGTGGTGAAAATTATATACAGTAATTATAAGATGCGCGTCCATTTAAAAAAAAGTCCAAGGTTTGATAAAAAGTTTCGTGTTACTTTCGAAAACGGACGTACAGTTGATTTTGGTACTAGAGGGTACTCGGATTATACAAAACATGGGAATCCTATACGTATGCGTGCGTACGTCTCAAGACATGGTGGTTTCATACCATACATGATTCGTCAGCATAAAGATCCTAAATTTGTACACGAATCCATGCTCGATGTTACTAGAAGCAATAGAGAAAACTGGGGTAAAACAGGTATCTATACAGCTGGTTTTTGGTCACGTTGGCTTTTATGGAGTTATCCAGACTTAGAAAAATCAAAAAAGTTTATTTCTAAGAAATTTGATTTAGTTTTTCTTTAATCCCGCGTTTTTTAAGATTGGCTTTCAAAGCAGTCATCAAATTCGCGCGAATATTACGTTTCATAGGACGCAGTGGAACTGGTGGTGCTGGTGGTATTGGAGGTGGAGCTGGTATACGTCTGATAGGAAGTGGTGTAGATGGTTTTCTAACAGGTGTTTTAGGTTTAGGTACAGGTGTATCCATCGTTTTAAATATTGATCTACACGCTCGTAAAAGTTTTTTCGTTTCTCGAACTTGAATTTCCAAAGCTGGTGCCTGTCGTCTTTGAATTTTCAAACTCAATTCCTTTTCTGTCAAGGGTACGCGCTTACCTTTTACCTTTTTAGTCACGCGAAGACCAAGTCTCTTAGCTTCAGTTTTTAATGAATCGATCCTCATTTATATTAACCAAGAAAATTTAAAGAAAATTAGTAGGAGATGGTGGTGCAAGTTTTGGCGCAATAAACCAACAACATAAACAACATGTAGTCGTAATAATTGCGTCAGATATAGTCGCCTTTTTACACTTCTCATTATTTTTGATCTTATCAATATCAGGGGTCAATTTACCACATATACCCCACCTGGTAGATTGCGAAACACATATGACTATGAGCGAAGCAAGCATAGCAATTTTATCCATTTTTAAAAGAAGATGAAGCATTGTATTATTTATTATTTATATATATTTTTATTTAAAAAAAGTTATCCGTTCTATACAGTTTAGCCTGAAATGAACCTGTTTGTCCTAGAACCGAAACAGCTTCATTACCGTAAAATTCACCGCATCCAATATCATCCATACAATCTCTGGAATCGTGTGTTATTGGGAGCGAATACATTTGATCACCAGGTGTTGTCGTATAATAGTTATACCTATCACGCCTACCTCGAACCTCTTTGCCATATAAAGGTAATGTCTCATCATCTGGACCAACAAGAACACCCATTTGTTGGACGTACCCTGGTTTATATTCTTTGATTGGTGGTGCTCTATATTCCTTTTCGACTGGTATTTGTACTGGAACACGAACCGGAACTCTAACGGGAACTTCTTTTTTAACCACTATAGGATTTTGTAATTGATAAATTATGAGTACAATAAGTATCGCTAAAGCAACTATTAACAATTTTTGCTTTGTCTTAACCTTCATTTATAATTACTAAGAAGTTATTTTTTAGAATATAATGGACTGAGATCTACCCTCCCAAGCCTAAATTGAACTAATGACCATAATGCAAATAAAAGTGTTTTCAAAAGATTATTCGCATCTGTATCATCCATCTTATAAATAGGACCCATAACTCGACCGAAAAACGTTTCATCCTTATCATTACCAGTTATTGCCATTTCCATCTGCGTTAATGCACACGTATCGTCATTCACAGACCAGTGAAAAAATATAAAGGGTACAAGTATCGAATAAAACTCGAGGTTTTGTTTATTTTTCATAAATGGAACGACCAACATTGTAATAAAAAAAATCAAATGAATAAAAAATATAATATTCATATCTATTAGTATGAGCGAAGATAATAATACTAACGACTCTGATACAGGTGACAACAAAAAAGAAAAAATCATCGAAATGGTGGATGGTCCAAAAATATGGAGTAGAGAAAACGAAAAAATCTTACAGGATTGGGGAGAAGCAGCTACGTGTTACAGGTACATGAATTTTAGAGCATACCTCCTGTATAAAAATCTAAGTATGTTATTCCAATTACCTATCATTTTCTTTTCAACAATAACAGGTACGGCTAACTTTGCTCAACACCAATTCCCAGCATCTATACAAAATAGTGTTCCAGCAATGATTGGTGGTATTAACATTATATCAGGCCTCTTAGCGACCGTCATGCAATTTTTAAAAATAAACGAACTCATGGAACGACATAATATTGGTTCTCAAGAGTGGGGTAAATTTTCGCGTGAAATTAGACTCGAACTTTCATTACCACCCGATGAAAGATTAGATCACGGTAAGTCAATGGTACGAGCATACCATAAAAGGTACGATAATCTCGTTAAGGAAGTACCACCAGTTCCAAGTAATATACTCAAAAAATTCGAAAAAGATTTACCCGGCGAACCAGGTATAAATACACCAGAAATCCTCGAAATTCATAGGATAAGCCCATATAAAATAGTTTTGGATAAAGGTCTAAAAAAGTTAAGTTACGACGAGGATAACATTGAATTAAAAGAAATAGAAAAGGAAATGGCAAAAAGGAGTAGTCAATTAAAAGAAATTGTTACAGAATAACCGATAAACGGTTCGCAAGATATGCCACCATTATAAAAAGCGTTAAGTTAAAGAAACCAATACACAATATATAAGGAAGTATTTTTCTTTTTAAAGGATCTAATACACGTTTTTGAAGTGAATCATTGTTTAAAACATAATCTAAAGCCTGAGTAGTAATATCTTCTTCTTCAGACATGGATTCCTTTGTTACTATAAAAAAACAAAAAAAGAAATGTGAAATTTCGCTTCGCGATAAAGAGATAAATCTAGTAAAACAATATTTGGATGAAAATAAAAACGTTTTTATATGCGGATCCTCTGGATACGGGAAAACATTTATCCTGAATCAAATATTCGACGAAACAAATAGTATAGAATTATGGGAAGAAACACTTCGTAAAAAGGATGTATTTTTAGATACGGTACGTCATTCAAATAAACACGTTTATATAGAAGATTACGAATCAGATACACACGTTTACAAAAACATAATAGAAAGTGTTTCCGAAGGAAAAAAAATTACAAAAAAACAACTTATCGTAACATCAAAAAATGTCTATTTCATGGATAATTTCGTTACCATAATTTTAAATAAACTCGAACCAGATTCTATAATAAAACTAAAACCTACACACCCAAACGCGATTTTATCTTCGAAAATGTGTAAAGGGAATATCCATAATTTTTACTATTATCTAGACTTTCCATATGAAAAGGATATATTTGAATCACCTAAAGAAATTGTAAAGAATATTCTATGTAAAGGAGATGATATAGATATATCAAACTCACTTCATGAACATGGACATATATGGGCAGTCGTACAAGAAAACTTCCCCGATGTAATAGAAGACAATTTCGATAAAGTTGCAAGATCACTTACTGATGCAGATCTATTTGACGAGGAAATATATAAAGGTGAATGGGACATTATGCCATATTTTACATTACACGCCGTAAAGATACCGCGTATGTATTTTACAAAATCAATTAACACGGAAACAATTCGACCCGGTAAATTCTGGACAAAATTCGGTAACCAGAAAATGCGACACCAAAAAATTCATAGCATACAGAATCGTTCAAAAACACATATGAATCACCAAACGTTTATGGTTTTACGCGAATACGCAAAAAAAGGTGACGTTTCCAAATTTAAAGAATATAACTTAACACCCCAAGATTTTGATGTAATGAACCACCTAGGCATACAAAACAAACTTAAACAACGTGAAGTTACCAAAATAAAAAAATTGATTAAAGAAGAAATTACAGTATAAAATAAAACATGTCTTCTACCACTAACACGGAGGATGAGGAATTTAAAATCACCCGCGTTATTGGTAACGAAATTCTATATTACGGAGAAATCACGGACGACGATATACTCGACTTTATCGAAGAGTTTAAGAAACTCGAAATCAAACTTCTTAAACAAAAAGCGGAATTTATAGGCTATGAACCTGTTATACGCGTACACGTGTGTAGTGGGGGAGGTGATTTGTTCGCGGGTCTAAGTGCAATGAACATACTCGAAAAGTCTCGCGTTAAGGTTATCACTATCGCACAAGGTGAGTGCGGTTCAGCAGCAACGTTCCTCCTTTTAGGCGGACACGAAAGGCGTATTGGTAAGAACGCACACGTTCTCATACACCAAATATCAACGACCGGGTTTTGGGGGAAATACGAGGAAGTTAAGGATGAAATGAAAATGTGTGATAAACTCATGGATATGGTTAAGAAAACGTACACGGAAAAAACGAGTATTCCTGATAAACAACTTAAGAAACTCATGAAACGTGACGTATATTTAGACCCTAACGAGTGTATCAAATATGACGTTGTTCGCGGTATTGACTAATATCGACGTGGCGTTTATACAATCCTATTCCTGTTACGATAATTAAAAATATACATAACGTATTCATATTCAAAGGTATAACTGTGTTTTCTGGAGGTTTAAGACGCTCCATTCTGCCATAGTCGACGACAGGTGGTACTGTCATATTTAATCTACTATAGCTGAGTAAAAATTTTAGACACAAAAAACACATTTAGAGATTTTTATATAATATAATTTAAATGAAAAGAGTTGCTATTGATATCGACGAAGTTCTCGTCTCGTTCGTTAAACCTATGGCAAAGTTCCGTGGCTACAAAATGCCGACCACAAAAAAGTACCAGTATGTGTATAAAGATATGTTTAACATTACCGAACTCGAATCGCGAAACATGGTCCACGACTTTTACGAATCAGAGGCGTTCGCAAAACTTAAACCGATAAAGGGAACGTGCAAACAAATGGGACATTTACGCGACTATGCCGATAAAATGTATATCGTCACAGGTCGTCAAAGTTACGCGCGCGATCAGACTGAAAAGTGGTTAAACTATTGGTTCCCTAATACGTTCGACGATCTTATCATGACCAATAGTTATACGGATCACGAAATCGAAAAACACGAAATATGTCGTAGTCTCGCGCTCGATTCAATCATAGACGATAGTTTCGACGTGTGTACCAAATGTAACCGCATGAACATAGACGCATATAACATTATAGGGTACGGTGATATTACATACCCGTGGGCCGTACAATCGAATATGCAGAGAGTTTGGGATTAAGATTCTTGCGAATACAATTCCCATCCAGCTACAACAACGTAATAATAATCTTGATTCGTTGTCGAGTTATTATAGCGACCCGACGTAAATCGTAAACGGTATCGCGTATACGCAGTCGTATTAGAAACTGTAAATTCTTTCATGTTAGATACACTAGCAGTGTATGTCCATGAATCTTCCTGTTGTTCCGAACCAATATCCGTCCATGAACTACCATCGTTAGATCCTTGTAATTTCCATATTCTAGGAAACCATCTATTATTATCTGCAGCAAAACCTCGGTCCCATAACTTATATTTAAAAACAGTTACAGCGATTGGGTATTTTATAGCAAGCCATTGCGGAGTACTCGCCATATTACCACTCGAGTTTCCAGAGTGCCAAATATTATTTAGATTGTGAACTTTATTGAACGCCTCCCATCCTTCTCCTCCTCCGTTAGTTGTTGACGCCGATACCTCCCACCCACTACTCGTATCCCACCCATACGTCGAGTTATAATCAGATGCGAGTGCAGTTGTACTTGAAAACTTAGGGGATATAAGTACGGGTATAAAAAACCGTTTCGCATAGTTCCAAAACTTAAGGTTCTTAATGAACCCGTTATAGTCTTCACCAATTTTTATCGTCTTCGCACCCGACGCGATCGT